GTGCGAAGGCGACGAGCCAAGCGCTGCCGAGTTACTCATATTTGCCGCCATCGGCGACTGGGAAGACATGGGCGAAGTCAGCGCCAAGGCGTTCCACAAAGATTTGGCTGCCCTGCCCAAGAGCGTTAAGCGGCTGGACATCCACATCAACAGTCCAGGCGGGTCGCTGACCGAAGCGCAAGCCATCTACAGCCGCCTAGCGGACCACAAGAGCGACAAGCACGTTTACATCGACGGCATAGCAGCCAGCGCGGCGTCCATTGTGGCTATGGTTGGTCACAAGGTGTTTATCCGTTCCAACGCCAACTTGATGATTCATCTCCCCAGTGGCTTGGCCTTTGGCAATGCCGATGATATGCGCCAAATGGCTGGCGCGCTGGACTCGCTGACCGAAGGCATGATTAACGTCTACGCCAAGCGGACCAAGCTGGAGCGCACGGAGCTACGGGACCTGCTGGCTGCCGAGACTTGGATGACTGCCGATGAAGCTGTCGAGAAAGGCTTTGCCGATGAAGTCCGTGGCGTTGTTAAAGCGGCAGCCAAGGTTGGCGATCACAAGGCCATCTTCAACGGCGTCACTTTCGATCTATCCAAATTTCATAACGTTCCGACGTTTCAACCACAAGGAGAACCCATGAACCCAACCGCAACATCTCCTGCTCCAGCTGGCAATCCGCCAGCGCCAGCGGGACCCACGCCGACACCCACGCCGACGCCGACACCCACGCCAGCGCCGGAACCCGCACCAACACCAACTCCCAGCCCAACCCCTACGCCATCGGCAGCGCCAGCCGCCGCGCCAGTGACCGATCACCAGCGCGGCGTGCTGGCCGAGCGTGAGCGGGTCACAGCCCTGCAGAAGCTGGACCGCCCAGCCACCCATGCCATTATCGAAGCAGCCATCAAGGATGGCAAGACGGTGACAGACATCACCGCTGACGTAATCGACGCCATGGACAAGGCCAATAGACAGTCAGCGCGTCGCGCAGACGCTCACCAGCTGGACGGCATACCGCCCGGCAACGCGGACCTGCCGGATGGCAGCGCTGGCGACCCAGCCGACTTCAGCACGCGCGTGGCCAATAGCGTGAAAAACAAGCTGAAGGAGCGGAGCAGAAAGGTCGTGTTAAACAGCCGTAACTAACCGTAACTAACCCAAAACAATCCAAGAAAGGAACCAAAATCATGGCAATTAAAGACTCATTATTCTTCAGTAACCTTCTGTCCGCAGATGACGAGCCAGACTGGAAGGTCAAGCGTTACCCTTACACCGATGTTGGCGCTCTCACGCTGGCAGCGGCCAAGGTGGGTCATCTCATCAAGTTCGATGCTACTCGATCAACCGTGGAAGGCGCGGTAGGTGCAGATGACGCGGTGCTGGAAGGCATCATTGTTGATCTGCCGGATAACACGGATGCGCCAGTCTCGCCTAATCCCAAGACAGTGGCTGTGGCACTGATGGGCAGCTTCGACAAGAACCAAATCTTGTATTCGGACAACACGACACCTGTTTCCGCAGCTGGGTTAGCCAGACTGCACCTCTGCGGAATCTTCCTGGACACTGCCACGCCAGCCGGACCATTCGCACCCTAACAACCAACCAATCGAAAGGAACACATAACATGGCAAACATGAATCCCAACTATGAGCCCAGGACGCTGTTGGCAGCGTTCGAAACTGGCCCATTAAGTCACACGTTTCTTCGCGACACGTTCTTTCCAGCTCGCGAATATCCGCCCACTGCGCTGGTCGAATTCGACTTCAGGCGTGGTCGTCGGAAAATGGCACCATTCGTGGCTCCACTTGTTGGAGGCAAGGTCATGGAACGTCAGGGCTACGAAACACGCTTCTACCGAGCGCCGCGCATAGCACCCGTCAGGGCACTTCGCATCCCGGACTTGGAAGCCAGACTGCCTGGAGAAACCATCTACCAAGGCAGGACTGCGGCGGACCGCGCAGCGGACCTTATCGCTGAGGATTCCATCTTCCTGGACGAAGCCATCAGTCGTCGAGAAGAGTGGATGTGTCGCGCGTTGTTAATCAACGGGGCCATCACTGTCACAGCGGACAATGGCTACACCAACGTGATCAACTACATGGAGTCCAGTCAGGGCGCTCCCAACAACCATTTCGTGCCAGCGGTGAAATGGGACCAGACGAACTCGGACCCCATCGCTGACTTGGAATCGGCGCGGCTGGCTGTCATTCGGGACAGCGGCATCTCGCCTAACATTGCGCTCTTCGGTGCAACAGCCAAGAGCGTGTTTCTCAACAACGCCAACGTAGCGAAATTCCTGGATTCCATCCGGTTCCAGATCGCCACGATCAAGCCAGTCATCGTGGATGATTCGGTGGTGATATTCGGACAGCAAGCTGGGTTGCAGTATTACAGCTATGCCGAGTATTTCGAAGATGACGCAGGCACGCTTTACCCGATGTTGCCGCCAGAACTGGTCCTGTTGGCGTCAACCAACACGCCTAACAGAATCGTCTATGGCGCTTACACCCAGTTAGAGGATGCCAAGGCACGGCGCTTTGTTACCTACCAAACGTCGCGTGTCCCATTCGTCTATGGCGAAGAGGATGATGGCAACCTGTTCTATCGGCTAACCAGCTGCCCGCTGCCCATGCCGGTGGATGTTCTCGGCTGGAGACTGATCGAAGCCATCACGGGTGTAAGTTACCCGTTCCCAACGCCTGGGGCAGTGCCTTACTTCGCGCCAGATGACGAATCCGATGAAGCAAAGGCTGCCAGAGAAGAGAAAGCCAAGATGAAAGAAGGCGTTGACTACTTCGAAGGGCCGAAGCCAGTGCCCGCTCCCGGTGACACTGGCAACGATGACCTCAAGGAGCAGACGGTTGACGAGCTGAGGCAGACAGCCGAAAGCGAAGGCGTGGATGTGCCCAGCCATGCCACCAAGGCTGAAATCATCAGGGCGATCAAGAAACATAGGTCATGAACAGCTTGCTCGTCACAATCTACTGGGTGCTGCTTGTCCTAGTAGCCATCGGCGCACTCGCTCCGGCCAGTTGGGAGTACTGGCCGCGAGCGAGTGCAATCGTGACGCTGGTCTTGTTTATCATCATCGGCATCAAGCTACTCAAACCCAACTGGTGATGCTTATATCGAATTCGATATAACCATCCATTGCCTGTGAGCCTACGCGAACAATTCGAGCCTGACCTGGACAACATCTTTATCAACTTGAATGAGTTTGGGACGGTCCGCGAATTCCGCATCAACGATGGCAAAGGTGGTTTCGTTGTTTTCAATGCCAAGGTCGTGTGGGACAAGGATGCCGTGAAGATGAACCCGGTTGTGACCATCCATGGGGTGTTCATGGGAGACGTTCGCTGTTACATCAGGCACAGCGACCTGCCGCGAGCACCTGTGGCTGGTGAGCTCATTTACTCGCCAGCCAATCAGCCATGGGAAGTGCTGGATTGCACGGATGCCGAAAGCCTGTATGAACTGTCGCTGGCGGCCGCCAGAAGCCAGCCATCCCAGTATGGTCGAAATTGACATAGACGCCACGCAATTGAAGCAGTTGCAAAAGACGCTTCTTGGCATCAAGGATGGTGTTCCCAGGGTGGTAGTGCCAGCCATCAATCGGTCGCTTTACAGCGGCCAGACAACCATCAAACGGGAGATTCGCAAGGTCTACACGATCAAATACAGCGACATCCCCACGAAGGTCCAGCCAGCCAAACGTTCTCCGGCCACAGGTGAAGCTGGGGGCAGCGTCACGGTCCAGCAAGGCATGTTGGAGCTAAACAAGTTCGCGTTCACGCCACGAAATCCTGGCACTCGCCGCGTCATGTATGTCACGGTCAAGAAGGGCAGGCGTCGTCCAATTCCCCACGCGTTCACCCAGCGCATGCCAGGCTCTGGCTACCTGGGGCCATTTCTTCGGAAAGGTCCCGCGCGTTTGCCAATCAAGAAACTGATGACCATAGGCGCTCCCATTATGGCGACTCAGCCAACGGTGGGACCAGCGGTTGCCAAGGAAATGGGCGACACGTTGGACAGGCGACTTGACCATGAACTACAACGGGTGCTAAATAGCGCAGGAAAGTAACCTTATGCCGCCAATTGCACTCACCCAGCCAGACAACATCCCGCGCGCCATCACGGCGTTCCATCTGGAAAAGTCGCTGGTGGCATTCATCGCCCAACTATTCACGGACACTTACGTTCTCGACAACCCGGCAGTCAATTTCGGCCAAGCCACCGGACCAGCCCATCCAATCGTGGTGGACCCGGATTCGGTGACGCCATACGACCCGACTGCCCGCGCCACATCGTTGAAGGGCAAGGTCCCGCCACGCGTTATCCGTGGCCGCGTCCCGCGAACGGTCACAGGCGAGATTGATGGCACCCAGCTGCCTGACTTTCCGTCGATTATCGTCCAGGCTATCGAAGGCAAGGTGGAGCAACGTGAAACGCATGTGACGGTCCGCATCTTTCTCCACGCCTACGATGAGAACCCGGACAGCCAAGGCTACCAGGACCTGACCAACATGATCGAAGTGATAGCCTATGCGCTTACCAGTTACGGCCAAGCTGGCATCGACTCCCGTTTCCCCATCGTCCTGCCGTTGGAATGGAAGATACCGGACAGCAACACGTTTCCCCATTTCATAGGCGAGATGCACACCACGTGGCAACTGCCTAGCGCACGGCCATTGCCGGACGACGAGCCATACGCGACTAATCCGGTTGGTGTTGAATCGCTCGGAAACATTCCAGCCGAACACATCGACGTGCGTGTATCGGAAGATCCACAACTGGAGGACAGCCTATGGACCGGATAGTAGGCCAAGTCATTTACGTGGGACCAACCATTCCACAGCTAAGTCTCCATGCTGGTAACATCTTCCAGAACGGAATCTATGAACACTTTTACAATGTCATTGCCGCTTGTCCTTCGCTGGGGCCGCTGTTCGTTCCTGTCGCCCAACACGCTCGTGTTAGACGCGAACTCAATTTCGATATCGCTAGAAACATGCGCGGCACAGGTGGCAAATACGTCCAGCTATACCGCGAAGTCCAGAGATGGCTCGATCAACGAGCCAAAGACAGTCAAACACCCAAACCAAAAGGAGTGAAAGTAAAACAACATGCCTAATCTTGGTCCATTCCCACACGGCGTCTCTTGGCAAGACGTTCCAACATCAGTCATCTCGCCAGTATCAGCCTACGCTGGCATGAACGTAGTTATCGGGTCCGCGCCCCTGTGGCAGACCCCAAACGGCAAGAACTTTCTCAACGTGCCGCGCATCTACAACAGCTACGAAGAAGCTGTGGCCGAGATGGGCTACAGCAACGATTGGGTCACCTACGACATCTGTGAACACATGGATGCCGTGTTTGTCGAGTTTGGCGTGTTCCCGGTGACCTACATTGCGGTCAACGATGTATTCACAGGCGGCACTCCGCAAGCCGCAGCGCCATTCCCGCTGGTTGGCGGCCAAGTGGACACCGGTCTGAAGCTGATCAATGACGCCACGCTGGTTGTCACTGGGCCAAGCGGGACGCCTGTCTACGTCCTTGGGACTGACTACCTGTTGACGCTGTCCGCCAATGAAACTTGGGTTGTCACGCGCATTCCTACGGGAGCCATTCTCACGGACACGGACACAATCGAAGTGGCCGGCACCGTTCCAGCTGCGACTCCAGTCACGGCTGGCATTATCATCGGTGGCGTGGTTGTGGGCACTGGCAAACGCACCGGCTTGGAAGTAATCGAAGATGTCTTCCAGAAGACAGGCTACGTTCCAGGGGTCATCGTCTGCCCTGCTTGGAGTCACGACCCGTCTGTGGCGGCCGCCATGGAAGCCAAGTGCGAGAACATCAACGGCTGCTTTGCTTGCACGTGCCTGATTGACGTGGATACCACGGTCGTCAAGACGGCGCAGGATGTGAATCAGTGGAAGAACATGAACAACATCGTGTTCCCGCGTCAGGAACTCTTGTTTGGCAAGCCAGCGCTGGTAGGAGCCATTGTGGGTCAGCCAGGCACCGCCCATGGCGTTACCAAGATATTCAACTTCGCCAGCCAGCAAGGTCCGCTTATCCAGTGGACGGACACCTACAAGGGGCAAGGCATGCCCTATTGCAGTCCAAGTAACAAGAATCTTCGGATGAATTCGCTCCAATTGGCGAACGGCGACGAAGTGCCCATGCACCTGGCTGACGCCAACATGCTCAACGGCCAAGGAGTCATCACGGCGCTCAACTGGATTGGCGGCTGGCGCTCCTGGGGGAATCGGACCGCTTGTTACCCTAGCGACACCGACGTCAAAGATATGTTCATCCCGGTCCGCAGGATGTTCGATTACATCGGTAACACCATCGTGTTGACCATCTGGCAGGAAGTGGACGAGCCAGGCAATCGCCGACTGATTGACGCCGTGGTAAACTCGTTGCAGATGTGGCTGGACGGCATCACTGCCACTGGCGCGCTGATCGGTGCCAGCATCGCGTTCAACCAGAGCGAAAACCCATCCACGGAGATTTTGAATGGTCACTACGTGTTCCACGTATACATCGCAGTGCCGACGCCAGCCGAGTGGCTGGACTTCCGCATCGAGTACTGGATACCATACATCGACAACCTGTGGCCAGCCATCGACACCACCACCGGACAAGTAGCAGCCTAACAACTATGCTTATATCGAATTCGATATAACCATGAAGGAGTAACCAACCCATGCAAATACCCAACCACGTTACCAATTACAACATCTTCAAAGACGGCAGTCGCTTGATTGGATGCGGCAACATCACGATGCCGGATGTCAAGAACATGGAAGATAACTTCAAGGGGGCTGGCGTCTTCGGCGAGATAGCCATGCCAGTCCAGAGCCATTTCCAGCCGTTCACGGTGAGGATTCAATGGCTAACCATCGACGACGACGCCATCTTCGCCACGCTACAGCAGGGGGCCAGTCTGGATGCTTGGGCGGCGATGCAGTTCCACGACAGCTCTAACAACAAGATCGTCCATGTCGGCTGGCGCTTCATCATGGGCACCGCTCCCAAGGGGTTCAACTTCGGAAAGCTGGAAGTTGGAACCAAAGAGGATGCCGAGACGGAGTACGAGTTGATCAGTATTCGGGTGCTGCGGAACGACCAGCTAATGTGCCACATCGACAAGGAGAATGCGGTGTGCAAATGGTTCGATGGCATCCAGTTGCAAGACTACGCGCTGCGCATCCGGCAATTGATTGGCTTGACCTAATCGGAATTTGGGAATAGAGCGTTGGTTCTATGACCAAAAACGATGAAGTGATGTTAGAAGTGCCAACTGAGGTGGACCGCTTGCGGACCATCCAGCCAGATGGCGATGACAAGCCGCAGTTCAGGGAACTCAAGGTAGAGCCACCACAGCCACCGTGGCATTTGCCGCTGGACCCGCCAGTGGAGTTTGATGGTAAGAAGTATGACGAGCTGGTTTTCGACTTTGACTCGATGATCGGCAAAGACTTCCACCGCATCGAACGCTCATTCTACAGGACCTACAAGTCTGAGAGGAATGAGGTTGTGCTACCTGAAATGCGGCAGTTGTATCACAACTTGGTGGCTGCTGACGTGGCTAATGTCCCCGTGGGACTGATAATGAAACTACCACGCCGCTACTATGTGGCGGTGCGGAACGAAGCGGTAAAAGCCTGTGGCAGCTCGCCGGAAGAGGAGAAAGCGTAACACACCTGCTTCGCACCATAACACTACGACTGGCGCGGCAAACAGGTGGTGGAGTGGATTACTGGTTAGGGCTGCCTATCATAGAGTTGTTGAACTGGTTCGTGACGCTGGCGGACCAGTTGGAACAGGAGCATATCGCCCAGGAAAGGAGATGACTGCGTGAACCGTCAGTATTCAGCCCAGTTTATCATAGGCGCGAAGCTGCTTGGGACCTTCAGCAGTTCGGTCAGTCAGGCCCAATCCAGAATGCGTAGCTTGGAGCGGACCGCTCAGACGGTGGCGGACCGCATCAAGCACATCTGGTCTACCGTGGTGGTGAGTCTGGCTGGGTTCGCCATAGGCAACTTGTTCCGCAAGGCTTTCGAAGGCGCATTCGAAGCGGCAGCCGAAGCCCAGCAAAGGGCGCTGTCACTCACCAACGAGTTCTGGTTGCACATGAGAAAAGAAGGTTATGACGCGGCAGCGGAACAGACCAAGCGACTCATCGCCTACAACCAGAAACTGGCCCAGACGGGGGTCCTAGGTCGTGGCGTATTCGACGCCATGGCAGATAGCCTTTCCAAGATCGGCCTAGCTCCCAAGGAGATAGCCCAGATGGAACCCATCTTGGCTGGCGTGCTGGTTCGCGCCAAGGGCATCACAGCCACGGCGCAGGACGCCGCAGACATGGGCGACACGATAGTCAAAGCAGCCAAAGGTGGCCGTCTCCTGGGACTCATGAACACGTTGAAGCTGCCCATAGGGCCCAGCGAGCGGGAGCGGATAAAGGCTTACAAGGATGACTGGCGCGGCGCGATTCAATACGTGGTCTTTCTTGCCAGCAAATACAAGGACTTCAATGTCCTCATGAAGAACACGCCACTGGGCCAGATACAGCGGATGCGCAACGCTTTTGGAGCCTTGGCTCGCGACATCGGCGAAACGATGTTGCCAGCGCAGGCAGATATGGCTGCCGCTTGGGAGAAAGCGTTGCCAGAGATTAAGCCAGCCATCATAGGTGTCATGAGCGAACTAGCAACGATCATGGGCAAGGTGGCGATGGAAGCTGGCGAGTTCGCGGACCGAATGGCTCAGACTGACGCACAAGACGCGGCTAACAATCTGATGCAGCGGTTCAAGGAGATTTGGGCCTTGTTAGGCTTCACGCCGACTGAGGGCAGCTTCGGCCAGCTACTGGCTAGTGGGTTTGTGGCCGAAGCCAGAATCCTCAACTATTTGTTGGACCAGCAAATCCAGAAGTTCACAGCGATGAAAACCATTCTGGAACTGGTGAACAAGTGGATGACTGAAGCGTTTGTTAGTCCAATTGACGCTGCCATTCACAGGCTACAGGATTTCATCTCATTGATGACTCTTGGCGTCATTAAGCCATCCAAGGCTACGCAGGGGATACTTCACCCGCCCACGGCTACGGCTGGAGCGCCATTGCCACCAGTGATGGCCACGGCTCCACCTGTGGCGCCGCCACCGGACTGGATAGCCAAGAACCCAGCCTTGCTCAAGGCGTGGATGCAAGGCGCAGCGCCTTCGACAGCCATGACACCGGACGTTCGGAGAAACGTGGAAGCAGCAGCCAGAGCGGCAGACCGGAACGCAATTCCGTCTGTGCCTTACACCGCGCCACCGTTGCCGCCAGCTGGAAGACCGCCGCCACCGCCAACCAGTCGACTGCCTATTTCGCCAGCCAGACCTTCCATTCCAATCTACGGACAACCAGCCGGGATAGGTGGCGGTCTAGGTGCTCCTGGAGTACTGCCACCGGGGGCAACCATGCCATACGGTCCGGGTGGCGGCGCAATGCCTGTGCCTGCGGGTGGCGCTGGTCCCAGCGGAATGGGTGGCGCTGGCGCTGGCGGTGGTCGTGGCGCAGGCGGTGGAGGAGCAGGTGCTCTGCCACCAATGGCGGGACCAGCCGGACCCATGGTGGGCGCGCTTGGAGACGTTCGTGCCAAGTTCGCGGACGAACTGAAAGACCCTGAAGTCATGCGCGCCATGTTCCAGCGCATGAGTCAGGAAGTGGGCACTGGCACAGGTTCGCAGTCCGTGGCGGCTCAGCAAGCGTTCGCCGAAGAGTTATTCAATCGGGCGGCAGCCAGGCATCAGTCACTAATGTATGCCATCAAGGACCCGCATTACTATCCAGAGCCAGTTTTCAATCGGAGTGTTGACGCCGCGACAGCCGAGCGTTTCAAAGGCATATTAGGCACTGTCCAAAGCGGGAGTAACATAGCCAACTTCGCTACAGGCAACGAAAGCGGCAACGTTCACAGTAGCGGCGCGCACGTGTCCTTTGCTTCCCATGGTGAACGATTCGTGTGGGAAAACTCGGACGTAGGATGGGTCCGAAGGATGCAACAGCAAGCGCAGCAGGGAGCAGATGCGAGCCGTATAGCCCAAGCGAACCAGCCACCGCCATTTCTAGCGGCCAACGCCTATCAAGCTGGAGGCATAGCTAAAACGCCGCAGCTTGCCATGCTGGCCGAGAAAGGCCCAGAGATGGTCCTGCCCATGGCCACGCCATCACCTTTGCCGTCGCCACCAGCGGGCGCATCAAGCATGGGTGGTCTAATGAGCGCCATGTCGCCATTCCTGCCCTACGCACAGGCAGCGTTACGCGGGCGCTTCTATGCGCCATCCTGGATGATGGGCGGCAAGGGACAATGGATGCAAGGGCGTTTGACGGGTGGCGCTCCACGCGAAGGCAGTCCAGAGCCGTCAATGGGTCCCTTCGGCGAAGCGTTGCGAATGCCAGCCATGCTGGGCGCTCTCAGCAAAGCTGGGAGATGGCTTGGGGAAACGGCTGCCGATCAATACAACCTGACCCACTCGCCAACTATCCACATCCACGGCAACGCCGACGAATCAGCGCAACGAGCCATAAAAATCCACTTGGAAGACGCGCACAGAAAGTTTATTCAGGACTTCAAGGACGCACAACGACACGAAAGGAGACTCAGTTATGAAAGCGGCTACAGCGGTTAAGAAACCTAAAACGAAACCCAAACAGGACGACCTGCCAGAGATGGCGGGACCGGGCATAGCACCAGTCAAAATTCCCAAGGTAGACAAGCTGGCACGCGCGTATGTGGAATGGCGCGACCAGCGAATATCGGCGCTGGAAGCTGAAGTGGATGCCAAGCGCAAGTTGATCGAAGCACTCCACTTCCACAAGGACCAGATCACGCTGCCCGATGGCACGATGGCCTACCACTACGATGACTCGATCATCACGCTGGAGCCAGGCAAGGAGAAACTGAAGGTCAAATCCAGCCACGTAGATGACGCGGAAGAAGATTGACCGGATGCTTATATCGAATTCGATATAACCATGCCTGCGACCGAGATTGTTGGAGTGACGGTGCACGTTTGCGTCCGCATACCGGACACGAACAAGGCCCAGTGGCGGCAGCTGCCGCTTTCCCACAATCACGGCAGGAGCGTGTATAACTTCATCAAACACAAGCTATACGGTGGCAAGGTGGAGATACCGAAAGACGGCCAACGAATCATCCAGCTATGAACGGGACACCATCGAGCGGGGCAACCCCGCCACCGCCAATCGTTTGGACCCAGCCGATACCACCTGGGGCGCGAATCTACGTTTCGGTCCAAGGTGACTGGTGGGACCTGATCTCACTCAAAGTGTATGGGATGCGTCGCGGTGACGAGTATTACTTGCACAAGCTGATGGAAGCCAATTACGAGATTCGGGAGATGAACGAGTTTCCAGCTGGAGTAGCCGTGGTGGTGCCATACTTGCCAGTCAAGACGGTGATTCCGCTTGTGCCGTGGACCAGCGCCTACATAGTTACCAATCCATGAGGCAACCCATAGATGTGATAGTGCAACACTCCGATGGCTACTGGAAGCACATCGGCACGGGCCAGCTGCATCGGGTGCTCTGGGTCAGCCCACGGGAAGTCGTGACGTGGTCGATGACCGAAAGCTGGGTGGGCAGCGCGGCCCAGTTTATTCGAGAATTTGAAGTGTGGACAGGTCCTGAGCCAGAAAAGGACGAAAAACTTGATAGCGGTCAACCTGAGCGCGGCGCGGGCCATTCTAGCGAGCCATGATAACCCAAGTTCGCACCGCCAGACCGTCAATCTCCCTTGGCGGTGTGGATTACTATAACCAGCTGGCTCCGTATCTGCTCAAGTTCCAATACACGGACAGCAGTGACGGGCAGAAGACCGATGACTGTCAATTCGAACTGGCTGACCGTGATCGCAAGTTCATTAACGAATGGATGCCAGCGCCGGGAGCCACGTTCGATGCGTCCATCCTGTGCGAACGCTGGTTCGGTCCTACCGCTGCCACGCTGGAGTTGCCCTGTGGCACGTTCTACATCGACTCCATCGAGTTTGACCTGCCGGCGCACACGGTCAGCGTCAAGGCCAATGCCATCCCCAACAACACCCACGGCAAAGTGTCGAACGAAACACGCGGCTGGGGCGATGGGACCCCAGGCAGTGGTGGCGGCGGCATTACGCTCCGGGACATAGTCAACCAGATAGCGGCCAAGAACAATCTCAAGCCGGTATATCCTGACAACTTACGGAACCCGAAGTATGACCGCGTAGAGCAAGTGGAAGAAAGTGCGTTCCAGTTCATCAAGCGCCACGCCAACGATGCCAAGCTGGAAATGAAGATTGCCAAAGGCCAGTTGATTATCTTTGACCCACTAACGATGGACCAGGCAGCGCCCAGCTTCACGCTGGTCTATGGCGATGTGAGTGGCGTAGGCGACACGACCATCTTTCGGATGAGCGGTGGGCGTTTCCGGTTGCAAGTCACGGACCTGACCGCTTCTACGGTCATATCCAACACGGACATAGCCGATGGCGAAACAACCAGCCGCGAGTTTGACGCTAACCAACTTCTCCAAGGGACAGGAGTAGGCGCTGGCGAATCGGTCGCCTTTCCGTCCACATGGAAGGACAACCTCAACTGGAACACGGACGTTCAGCAAGGCGCAGGTGGCGGTGGCGCTCCCAGCGGCCAGAAGTCCACGCGAGATGATCCTACGGCTGGCTTGGTGGGCGTCTACTCCAATGACTCCGGCGCAGCGGACGCCGCGTTAACAAAGGCCCAGGCACGGACCCGCGAGAAGAACAGACGCCAATACGAGTCAGACATCGTGATGGCGATAGGCAACCCGCTGGTAGCGGCTGGGCAGACTTTCATTCTCGTAGGATGCGGCCAGTTCGACGGCAAGTGGTTCATCGAGACGGCCCATCACGTGGTTGCTCCCATGTATGACACCACGCTGCATATCAGGCGAACACTGGATGGATACTAGCCATGAGCAAGAATCTTCTAGCCGATACCGATTTCACGGATGGCCGTGACAAACGCTTTGTTCATTCGGTCCTGATAGGTCGTGTTAGCAAGCTGGAAGTCA